GGGCGCGTTAGCCGCTACCACACCGAGTTTCTGGTGCGGCCCGAGAACGTGGCGGAGCATACCTTCAACGTTCTGAACCTGCTGGTTATCATGCTGGACGGGGGTGTCAGCAATAACTTGCTGATCAACGCGCTGTACCACGATGGCGGGGAATACGTGTCCGGCGATATCCCAAGTCCCGTGAAGCGCCAAGTGCCCGGCATGAAGGAGGCCATAAACAAGATCGAGGCCATTGGCACCGACAGCACCATCGGCTACCTGCCACCCATTACCCAGTGGGAGCACATGATGCTGAAGGTGGCCGATAACCTTGATGGGATGCTGAAGTGCATCGAAGAGCGGGCCATGGGCAACTACACGATTGCAGAGGAGTACGCTGATCGTGTAGGCGGTGTGGGTGGGCGTTACTGCGCGTACCTGGAAGCAATGCTGCCTGACTTGGGCGGCGGACAGGCAGCCGAGCTCGTACAGGCGGCTATCACAGAGTGGCACTGGGGTGAAAAGAAATGAGAACTACTGAAGACTACAGCATGCTGGAAGAAATTGCCCTGAAGGACATTGTTGTGCTCAGAGCCAAGGGCAAGGGCTATGGGCGCAGCTGGATCAAGCGCGGGGGCGTAGGCGCGTTTATGATGTTCGCCCGCAAGTGGGACCGCATTGAAAACGTGTCCGAGGGGTACGGCTACAACGTCATAAACGCCATAAAGATGGGCGACGCAGATTTGCTGGATGATATCCAGGACCTGCGCCGCTATCTACTGCTACTGGAGGGGGAGCTTATTGCTTCGGCTGCAGAGGCCCAGCAGAAGGAAGCGTCGGCACCTCCTCGGCAATCACCCCGTGAGGACTCGGATTCTGAACTGCAAAAGCGTGTGCAGCCACGACCCGGGCGACATCCTCTTGACTCAGAAGCGCCTCACCCATCTCAGACAGATGCGCCTGCACATAGCTCATCTGAGTAACAGCGTTGCCGCCGTGCGTGACAAGCGTGCGGTGCCACGAAGAACTCAGCACCTTATCGCCCTCTACAATCATGAGGGCGATTTTCACTTGAACGCCGCCGCTGGACGGAAGCTCGATCTGTTCAACCATGGATTTACGTTCCAACATGATGTCACCTCAAGTCGCAGCGTTGTACGAGATAGAGCCCAAGAAGGAGACGTTAACCCCGGTCGTGTGGCTGGCCGGGTCAAGGTCTACTTGGGCGTTGCTGTTGATACCCGCCTTGGTGAGGGCGGCGGCGGTAGAGCCCCCCTGAATACGAAGAATAGGTGGGGCGTAGTTAGGGCTCGTACTGATGAGCATACCCTCGTATGTCACAGTGCCCTGACCATCACTCACAGGTGTGAAGGGGGCCCCGGTAATGATCATGGTGCCCGCCGACGTGGTGTGGGTATAGGTGGTCGTAACCATGGCGAAGTTCATCCACACGTAGCGCCCGATCTTGGTGTAGGTGCCAGACCGAGTGCTGTAGTTCACTACAAGGTTGCCCGGCGTGGCGTACGAAATGGAGGGGGTGAAGGTGCCCTCCTCGTAGTCATCAAGGCAGTTCACGTTGGCCGAAGCACTCTGCACAGCCGGGAAGGTGATCTGCCCACCGGTCAGCGTCATGTTGCCGGTGACAGTAGGGCCGTTCAGCGTGCCCCCTACCAGAATCTTGTTCGCCAAGGATACGCTGGCAGTAGAGCCGTCGGTGGACAGGCTGTTAGTCAGAGCAGTGGCGATATCGCTCAGGGTGGAGTTTGCCCATGCCGTCGCAATGACAGTGCCCGGGATAACCGGGTTGCCAGCGGGCAGGGAGTAGATGCTGGAACCGTTGCGAGGCATGGTTACTCTCCAGTAGCTTGGCCCGCCAAGAGCGAGCGCAGGATCTGTGCAAAGACGGATGTATCGGCTGGCTGTGCGCCATAGGGCAGAACCCCCGTCACGCCCTTGTCAATCATCTTACCACCAACCATTTCACCGATAGGGCTGCGAAGGCCACTGCGCAGGATCCTTGCGATGTCTACAGCACCACGGGACTTATTGTCGCGCAGGTTAGCTGCCAAGGCTGTAGTATACGCCCGTTCATCGGGGCTGAGCAAGCGCTCGGCAGTGGTGCCCCCCTCCAGTTGGCGGATGGTGCCGACATCGCCGCGTTCTGTAAGCAGCTTCTGGCCGTACAGGGCGCGGGCTGGCTGCTCGGCAGCTGGCACGCGCTGAAGGAGCTCACCAAGGGCCTGACCCTTGTCCTGGCCCATGAAGAGGCGGTTAATGGCCCCTTCATCACCAGCACCCCGCCGAAGCTGGCCAAGGACGTTTTCCTTGTCGTTGAACGGGGCTACCTGAGCGGCATAGTCAGCATCCACTTGGCGGGCGCCGCGCAGGATGTCGGCATTGTTCGGGCCCATTTCCGGCCCGCCCTGACCCCAGCGCTCAAGGTCCACATCCAGGCGGTTGATAATATTGTCGATCTGACGACCGCGGGCAATGCCCGCGTCGGTGTATGGTAGACCACGCTTGGCACCACGAAGGGCCCGTACAGTATCACGAACATCCACGAACGGAACGTTACGCGGCTCCACGATTGGGTTGCCCTGTACATTCACGATTGGAGAGGTGCGGGTACTGCCGCGCTGAAGAGCGGCCATGGTGCGCTGAGCACCAGGATTGAGGGAGTTCATCACCTCTTCAGGCAGCGTCAGAGCTTCCTGGCCAAGGCGGCTGGACTCTTGCATACTCACTGGGATGGTCGCCGCGCCCTCGACGTTGCTGTACCGGCGCGAAAGGGCATCGGCCAAGCGGGAGCGCTCAGCCTCTACTGCGTCGGTAATTCCGGTGTACAGGGCAGCGGTATCACCCCCACGGGTGGCCCCCAGCTGCCGACGGGTAAAGTCTTCAAGGGCGTCGGCCGGGTCCATCTTACGGAAAAAGTCGATGGTCTTGCCGAGGCCAGTACCAGCAGCCTGACCGAAGGCACCGGCACCAGCGCCGAAGATGGCGTTGTCTAGCTCGTTTTCACCCTCTACGGTTGGCGCCAGCACCCCAGCACCAGCGCCCATGCCCGCAGCGCCAAGCATACCGCGCACAGGGACAGCCGCCAGAGCCGCGGTCTCTCCAGCAGCCTTGCCGACGTCCGCCATGCTGATGCCGCTGCCCGTAGGGTCGTGCTTTTCAAAGACATTACGGATATCTGCCTCACGCTGCTGGTAATCGCCACCATCACCACCTGTGATGAGGTTGCCCAGTCGACGGGCCTGATTGCTCATACCTTCGTTGGCCCGCTGTACCCCGGCCATGAAGCGCTGGCCAGCATTGCCCTGGAGGTTCTGCTCCATGGACTGTAGAGGGGTTTTGATCTTAACGCGGTAAGGGTCATCAGGTTCGGCCGCTGCTGGGGCTGGGGCGGAAGGGGCTGCTGCGCTGCGCTTCTTGAGCTCAGCCACAATCTCTTCGTCACTATAGCCCTCGGCTACAGCCGCATCGTAGAACTTCTTTGCCTGCTCTTTGGTGAGTGCCATTACTGGTTCACCTCGTTAAAGATGTCGTCGAACGAACGCCGGGCCTTCTTCTCAGGCTGGGCGTCCTTGGCAGTATCCTTGACAGGCCGCTTAAGAGTATCGGGCACTTGTACACTGCCGAACTCTTTCGGCTTGTAGTTCGGGGCGTAGTACTCGCCTGTCTGGAACGCCTGACGGCGCTGCTTTGCAAGCTCCAGATTCTTGCGGGTCCACTGGTCGAAGCGCTTGAGCAGAACACGCATGGTTTCGGGGTTCTGTAGAGCATTAGGAACAGAAGCCTGCATACGGCGCAGTTCTTCGTTCGAGTCGTTACCGCCCAGTTGAGCCATGCGTTGCAGAACTTCGCTGTTGGCGTAGTCATGCAGCAGAGCCGCCTCTGGCGAGCGGGTGGCCATACCAAGGGCGTTGAGCGGGCCGATGTTGCTTTCGGACAGGAACTGGGAGAATTGCTGCCCCTTACCGAGGCCCCCGGCCCGCCCAGCGGCTTCCCATACTTCAGGGAACTTAGCGACCTGCTGCTCAGCCTTGGAAATAACATCATCCAATGCGTTCAGGTTTTTGGCCTGATTTTGCTTCTGGCCCGGAGACAGATCATAGGCTGGGGTAGGCGTATCAACCTCAGCCACGGTGCCATTAGTGAGAGTAATTTCACGACCAGCGGACTTGCCACCACCTCCGCTGGAGCGCCCCATGGGCACCGGGCGGCGAGCAGCGCGGTAGTCGATCAGTTCCTTCTGGTCAGACAGCTTGCGGTCAGCCTTGGCCTGTACCTGCTTTTGAGCGTACTCAGCGGCGCGGCGTACCATTTCCGGGTCCAGGTTCTGCTCTGCTGCCATGGCTGCGGCCATTTCCGGGTCCAGGTTGCCGCTGGTGATGCCCTGTACGATAACGGCCATGGAGGTCTTCTTTGGGGCCAGATGCTGGGCCAGCGCCTTGTCGGCGCCCGGCAAGCCAGCCTGAGCCAGACCATAGAGCTTCATGGCCTGTGGGTCATCACGAAGAGTGCTATTCATGAACTCATCGTTGATGTCATCCATCTCGGTTTTAGCCTGACGGTCCAGCTTATCAGCACGGGCACCCAGGAAGCTGCTCACACCAGCGCCAAGGATATCACCATAGTTGACCTGTTTGATTTCAGGGATCTGGAAGCTGCTGCCACCGATGGAGCCCTGACTGGCGCCGCCGCCCACAGTGAACTGAGGCTTCTGGAAGGCACCAGCAACCAAGTCGGCCTGAGCCCGAGCTTGGTCAGCATCAGCCTGCACCGAGCGACGGCGCTGGAGTGCTGCGATCATGCTGTTAGTATCCATATGAACCTCAGAAGAGCTTCAGCTTAAACAGATCTTTCAGGGAATTGACGCCGCTCTTAACGCCGCCCTCAAAATCCCCACCCATGAACTTGCCAATGGCCCCGGTACTCTGGCCAATGGCACCACCCTCTTCCGGGCCACCCATGAAGCGGTCAATAAGGTTGCCTGACCACTTGCCACGGATAGTATCACCATAAGAGCTGATGCCACTGTCATTAAGGGCCTTTGCACCCGCAAACAGGGCACCATAGGGGCTGCTACTGGCAACGCCGCCCAAGCCAGAAGCCGCTCCTGGAAAACTTACCCCCGGCGACATCATACCAATGGTGCCAAGAGCGCTGCCACCGCCCATTCCCATGGAACCCATGGCGCCTGCATCAGCACCTGTGAAGGGCTGTGCCGGGCGATTGGTACGGGCCTTGTTGTAGGCGTTCATGCCACCCATAAGGGCTTCAGCCATGCCTGGAGCGCTGGCCTGTGGAATGGACGGGCCCTGCTGGCCGGGGAACATCGTGCCGCCCACGGCTGGAGTGCCGCCCTGTGCAACGCCACCCTGACCACGAAGCTGCTGAGCAAGCTGCATGAAGTCCATTATTTGCCCCCCAGGAACGCACCACCAAGCGAGGCACCAGCACCGAGCATGCTACCCTTCTTGGAGTTGCTGGCGTTCGCCTTGTTGGCCGAAGCATTATATTGAGCGTTTGCAGCGCCAACGAGGTCAGTAGGCTGATACCCGGTAGCGGCGCTGTAGTTCGGGAAGCTTGGGGTGTATGGCTGGCCACTGGCGATGCCAGCCATACCAGCAAGCTCCTGGAGCGGCTGGTTCCGGTTGGTCGTGTAAGTGCCCAGAGCCTGATTGTAGCCCTGATTCTGGCCCGAAAGATACGAGGCGTACTTCTGACGGCCCTCGTTGGCCCCGGCGAGGGTGGCCTGCTGGCTGGCCAGGAGGTTTGCATCGTTCTGGCTGGTCATAAGGTTCTGCATGGCCCGATTGTAGGCCTCAGAACCCGGCACCAAGCCTTGCAGACGCAGCTTCGTATCTAGGGCGTCGCTTTCACGCTGCTGCTCCACCCGGCCACGGTCCATGATGGAGCCGTACAGGGCATTCGCAACATCAGTACCATTGAACTCGGGGTCGCTGTACGCCTTCAGAGCCTGATAAGTAAAGTCATCAGGGGTCTGGTAGCCGCCTAGGAACTCGTTCAGGACATCACCGTAGCGAGAGCTCGCCTTGGAAGAGTCCGCCAGATACTTGTCCCAGTACGCCTTGATCTCAGGCGACATGGTCTGGGTTTGAGTCCACTTCCCGTTACCGGCGCCGTAGTCGGCGGCGGCCTTCTGGGCAGCAGCGATATATTTCTGCTTGCCGGCCTCTGTCAGCGGCAGGCCGTCGGTGCCAGGATAAACCTGACCAACGACCATGTTCTGTGCATCCCGGATGGACTGCTGGTGGGCGGCTACCCGAGGGTCAGCTTCCTGGTTCCAAGTAATGGTATTGCCGAAGGCGTCAACCTGATTGGCACGGTTGGCCTCGGTGAGATATTGGGCCGTTTCCTTGTTGATCTTGCCCTGTTGCTCGGCAAGAGCAGCATAGTCGGGTGCTTTCGGCGCCTTTGCGCCCTTGCCGCCACTGCTCATATTAGACCCTCGCTACTCTTTCCCTTGCGCTAGCCCAGATCGGGGAGTTAAGCACCCGGCACTGGTCGCGCGTCATGGTGAATACCAGAAGGTCAGCTTCCGGGTAGAAACCCTTTACGGTACACTCCAGCTCGAAGCCGAAGTGCTGATCTAGCTCGATTGCCCGTTGGTTGGTAGACCTTACCTGCCCGATGATCTTACGAACGTTGAGGCGGTTGAACGGGTAATCAAAAATCGCCGCAAACCAGTCCTTGCTAGGGCGGGCGTGAGGCGCAACCCAGATATGGGCCATAATGCTAGCCCCATTATACGCGTCGTATATAACTCCTGCAAGAGGCATACCTGTCTCTGCATCGGCGCATACAATGGTCTGAACATTCGCCGTTGGCGCGTAATCCAGACGCTGACACATAAACTGCAAATAGATCGGATTGCTGGTAATAACAGTTTTCATTTCGCATCTCACAAAGATGTCGACGGAGTGATTACCCAGTCAGACGTAACGAACTCAGTATCGGTGTTCGTACTGAGTTTCATTGTAAGGCTGGCAGTGTAGCCCATCCCTGTGATGCCAACCCATTCGTATTGAGTATCTTTCTGTGGGCTCCAGATAGTGGTATCCCAGATGCCGACGTCCCATACGTCAGAAGCGTTAGGTACGTTCGGCAGATACCACGGCGTGAAGTCCCACAGCCCCGCGTCCCACATTTCAGTAGGATTAGGGCCACCAGTGGGGCCGACCAGCGCCACAGACTCGCTTGGGCGGAAGTCAGTACAGATGGCCAGCGTCATGCTCGGGTAGTAAGTAGATAGGAACAGCGGGCGGATCATGCTAAAAACCTTGCTCACGCCCATCATCTGGAAGTAGTTGTGCGAGCACACCACCGTAGACTCGATGTTGTTGCCACTCACGCCCAGCAAGTCAACGTTATCCAGGGACAGGGTCTCGTCAAACAGCAGGATCCGGCCCGAGGTATCCGAGAAGTACAGGGCGCTATCGTTCACGCCCATGCTAAGCAGGGGCAGGTCGTAAGTAGTCCACGCCCCGGTGATGCTATTCATTACGAACTGTTTAGAGCCCACTTCGTCATTGGACGGGAAGGTTACAAAGAGTGCTGTCAGCTCTGGGATGTTCATGATCTCCCAGTTTGGGTTGTAGCCGTACTGTCGCACAATCTGGTTGAAGGTCTTGCTGATGCGCTTGCTCAGCGAGTCCTCACTGTTTGGGATGGCCTGCGCCCCGCCCACAATCTTACTGATGGGGGTAATGCCGTTAACAGTCAGCATTGCCACGTCACCGCCGAAGTCAGCATTGGTGCGCTGGGACAGTGGCTCGCCGGCGAAATACACGGCGGCAAGCCTCCAATCAGTAGCGCTGGCTGGGTCACTACCAATGTAGCCAGCGATCTCCCCCTTGTTGGTCTGGAAGATAAGAATATCATCCATGCCATCACCAGCATCCATAGTCCAGGTAAAGATAGACTGGATGAAGCCCCCAAGCTTAAAGATGCCGCCCAATTGAAAGGCCGTCATGGCCCCGCCAGTCGAGTCAGTTGGCAGATACCATGCTGTCATGCTGTCCTTCTGTGCGAACCACAGGCGGCGCTTATGAGTGTGAACATAGCTCATATTAGCCATGTTCGCCCCGGATACCTCGTTAGGAGCCACCGGCCCGCCCACAGTCACATAGTTCAACCATGCCCCGTTGTAGAGCTTGCCGGGGTCAGTGCCATTCACGACCACCATGTACTGACCGGCAGTATTGGCGAAGTTGGTGTAGGAGCAGTATCCCTGAGTATACGCGGTCTGTGCCACGCCCGCAGGGCCCTGACTGGTCACCTCGAAGATGCCGTTGTCAGTGGCTGCGAACAGGGCGCCGGAGCCGTTGAACCGGTTGTAAGTCAGCAGAGTCTTGCCGTCGCTGGGCAAGCCGGTAGTCCACTCCCGATAGCCGTTACGCACCCGCAGGGAGCGGTTGGACGGAAACCAGTTGATCATATCCAGCGCATAGATGGGGTCCATGTTAGCCAGATTGTCAAAGTCGTTAATCCCCATGGTAGGGGCCGGGACGCTGACGATGCTAGCGGCCCGCTGCTTAGGAGTCGCCCACATGATTTATACCTGCCAAGAGCCGTCTGGAATGTTGTTAGCGTCAAGCAGGTGGAATCCAGGCTCGCCACTCAAGCTGATAGCCTGAGCACCCTGATTCTGCCCCTTTTCTGCCTCCAGGCGGTAGTTGAATTCACGAGCAAGGGCGGTTGTATCAAAGCCCTTAATCTGCCACATGCGCAGCTTCAGGCCGGCGACCATAAGGCCCCGGTCGTACAGCGGCACATCATCGGTAGCAGTGATAGTGTCTTTGAAGGTGCCATCGGCGGCCCGCACCCAGTTCTTACTAATGTAGAAGAAGTTGAACGTATCGTTCAGGGCCGGGGTGGGGTAGATGGTGAACAGGTTGTCCAGAATGCGATAGCGGTAGTAGATGCCCACGCTAACGATGCCGTACTGGGTCCATCCCCACTCTTGTGGAGTCAGGGGGCCGATCATAGGGCGGCGCATATTGCTGGACCATTGAGTCTGGTTCACAATGCGGCCGAAGTCGGCTGGGAAGGCCAACTCGCTATCCACCCCGTTGCCGGTGTAGGCTGCGACCTTTTCCAAGAACTGCCAGTCGTGGACCTTGTTGGTATCATCACCAAGGCTGTTTAGAATGGCAAGGGACTGCTGAACAAGCTGGGTGACTTGCGTAGAGCCAACCTGCGAGGTCGGCAGCCCCAATTCCGTCAGGGCTTGGTCGATAATGTATTGCGCGGTTGCGGTAATTGCCATGACCAAGCTCCTATAAAACGCCCCCTGGAGCCGATGCTAGAACCCCAGGAGGCTGGGGTAGTCCCCCTAACTTTACTTGGCCTTCTCTTCCTTGGCCGGGGCTTCAGCAGGCTTCTTCAGAGCGGCCATTGCTTCTGCCATTTCGTTCATCTGCTTGGTCATGGCCTCAAGCTGACCAGCCAGCAGTTCGTTCGTGGCCTTCAGGCCGTCTACTTCATCCTGGGATGCTGGCTTGTTAGCCTGCTCCAGGTATGCTTGCGCCTCGCGCTTCAAGTCATACAGGCCGACGAACTTGGAGCATACATCGTCGCTGACATTGGCCAGCGCCTCAACGGTGCGGATGCGGATGTAGGCCAGTTCCTCGATCTGGGAACGGGCAATCCACACCACTTCACTGAGCGGGGTGCCAACAAGATCTTCACCCTTGCCAGCGTTGAACAGCGCGAACTGCTCACGGAAGCGGCGCTTGTCCTCATCGGTAGCCTTACGGTCGATGATGTTGTTCGCGTTGCCAGCAGCACGAATTTCTACGAAGATCTTTTCGTCGTAGATAGGGCGGCCAGCCTCTTCCGACTTATGTTCATTTGGGATCGGCTTCACATAGAAGCGTGCGAATACCCCGGCGTCGCCAGCGAAGCGGCCACGGCCGAAGTCGTTTTCACCAAAATCGTTGAGCCCATCGTAAGCCATGATTCAGCACCTATAGAAAAATGCCCCATCCTTGGGGCTTGTTTTGGGTTAAGCCGTGATTGCTGGGCCGATGTGCGGCCAGTTCAGGAATACCTGACCAGTGGTCGAAACCACGGAGGCCAGAGAAATTCCCATGACTGGCAGCGAGCCAACGGCAGTCAGGTCGTCCAGCGCGCCAGCAGTGCCGCTCAGGCTGACCACGGTGTTTGGAGCAGTTGCAGCCACGACGTTCACCGGGGTGTTGCCGTATACCTGAACCCAGCCCGAACCACCAGCAGCGATGGTGCCTTTGGCGACAGCCACCTGCTTACCTGCGCCAGTACCAGTCGCGCCAGTGGTGGCCGAAGCAGCCACGGCGTCGAAGGTGGAACTGACCAGGACAAGCTGGTTAGCGGTGACGCCAGCAGCCGACTGAACATACACATAGACGGCTGGGCCGGGGTTGGCGCCAGCGGTGGAGCCAGTCGTGCCCATAGGGGCGGTGTATGGAGTAGGCGAGCCAGCGTTTGCACCGAGGGTGCCGAGGGCCCAAGCTGGGCCCTCTGCTGCGGTGCGGACGAGGGTCGGATCGATGCCCATGACGTACATGATGTTCTCCTTACGCGAACTCGATCCGGCCCTGGAACTGGGCACCCGAGCAAGTCAGGTTCCCGGCCCAAGCCATGATCTGGACTTCAGCGTCCTGGTTGATGGAGTAGCGCTTGTTCGGGCTCAGAGGCACGAAGTTGCGAGCGCTGTGGGGGCGCAGGAACAGGTAGTCGGTGTTCAGGAAGTACGCGGTGTTAGCCGCGCCGAAACCACCGATACCACCGTCCAGGACCACATCGGCATCCATGAACTTCAGGCTGGCGAAGCCAGCAGCAGCAGGACCCTCGCCGCTCTGAGTGGTGAAGCGCTGTTGAGCCTGGAGCAGGCCAGCGTACTGAGCCCAAGCCAGCGAGTCCATGATGATCAGGTCAGGGCGATCCATGCCGCGCTGGAGGCGAGCCCAGAGCTGGTTCATGTTCGCCAGCATGTTCGTGTAGTTGCCTGGATCGATGGACTGGGTGCGCCAGAACGCCCAGTTGGTGCGGTTGATGCCGCCGTAGGTGTTGGTCTGCGACGCGGTCACGGTGTTCGGGATCGCAGCGTTCAGGCCGGTGATCTCCTTGCCACCGAAGCCGGTGCCGTCGGCGTAGATACCGCCAGAGATCAGGTTCTTCATGGTGCTTTCGGCAACGTCGATGCGGGCCGACAGCAGGTCGATCATTTGCTCAGGACCGGCGTTCTGGAGTTGTTCCAGGCCGCTGATGGTCACCGGGCAGGCAGCTTGCTTGATGTCGAACTGGGCAGCGGACAGGACGTCCTGCGCGTTGGTCGGCAGCAGGTCGTAGCCGCTGTAGAAACCGGCGTTGGCGTTTTCAGCGAACGACAGTTCTTCGTAGATGATGCGACCACCGCTGAATGGACGCTGACGACCTTTGGCCTTCAGACGCATCAGCAGGGCGTTGTTCTTGGTGACGTTATCCGACACTTTACGAGAACGCTTCTCGATGGTAGTGGCGATGATGTCGCTCACGTTTGGAAATGCCATGACGGCTTACCTCCGGGTTTAATGGAATCCCTGCTTTAGTCTGCTGGTGCCGGAGGTCAGATCGGCAGAGCCACGGTTAGCGTTCGCTCTGACAGACTTACATGGTGCAATACTAGCACCACCGGCACCGGAATGCAACTACTTTCCTGGGTTACGCACGCCGCTCACGTTTTCCACCGTCTTGGAGACGCTGTAGCCAGTGAAGCAGGCCGAGAAGGTCCACCACATCGCCTCTGGGATGGCGGTGAAGCCCTTCCCAACGTTGATGAAGAACAGTTCCATCTTCTCTGGGTACACAACCCCGATGATAGGGGCTACGATTACCATAAAGGCCATGATGGCATAGAACAGGTACATGAACGACGGGCGGGCCCGGCTGGTCCATGGGTCGCTGCTGTTGGCCTCGGCCAGGATGGCGGACATCTGAAGCTGGAGCTTGGAAAGCTCACCCTGCTGGTCCAGTTCCACTAGCTTCAGCTGCATCTCAGCAGCCT